TTAATTTGTTATAAGCTTTAGGAAATGAATCTGGATTATAATTTATTTGAACATAAAATGATTCGTCGTCAGCACCCGCATTTATAATAAATGGATCAGGACCTAAAATTTCTATATCTGTGGGGATAAGGATTAATTCTAAATCATAAGGAACTACGTTTTTTTCGTCTTTATTAGAATATTTTAATTTACCTATATCTATAAATTTTTCTCTATATTCTTTACCAAGTTCATCTTTAAACACATCAATTATAAAACGAGACATTAATAATGTTTCCATATCATAACGTCCCTCATATAATTTTCTACGTAATCCTTTAGTTAATTTTGAAGGAACAGCAACCATTTGATCGCCTTGCTTAGAAAAGAATTTACGAAGTTTTTTCATATTGGCTAAATGTTTAGCCATTTCTTGTTTATTCATAGTACCACCCATCATTTCTTCTATATCAGCAGGTATAGTAGTGTCTACTAATTTAGTCCAAATTTCTTCTTTAATTTCTTCAGGAAGATAGTCAGGAATGTACTTGAAAAATTCAGCTTTGTCGTTTGCTTTAATTATTTCGCGCATACGAGTACCTGAAATACCACCAGCTTGTGGTGGAACTAATTCGATTTCGGCTTTAATATTGCGTGGTTCTGCAAATTTGGGGATGCTGTTATAACGACCATCAGATGCATCTTTTTCACCTAAACCAAGGATAACTGTTGATCCTTCAGGTGCAATTTTTTCTACAAAATCATATACGTCCTTTACAGGAGATGGCGATTGTGCAACACTAATTGTTAATTTTTTAGCTCGAGGATCTGGGTCAAATTCTTTATAAAAATTCCATACTTCAAGAGCTAATTCTTTACCTATACCCTCTCTTTCTTTTTGACCGATTCGAACTATAACATTATCTGCGAAATCCGCAAGATATTTTGCCATATTATAATGTCCTAAATGGGGTGGTTTAAATCCACCAGGTAAAAGGGCTATTTTCATATAAACTGCAGTTTGTCAATACATATTAATTATTGATACAAGATTTTCTTTTCTACCAATCCCTGGAAAGTTAATGGTTTTGCACACTGTAATATGCGGGTCATTTCTCCAAAGCCTATTTCGCTAGGGTCTTTACCTCCTAACTCTAGTAAGAATATTTCCTTACCATATGACATAAGTTCTTTAGCATACTTAAGTGAGTCATTTATAGCATCTTGATCAAGCGCAAGATATATTTGTTTTACGCGACCTCTTACAAGTTCTTTGTGGTAAGCTTGCGGATCGAACGAGCGACCCACCCAATAATTGAGGATTCCGTGTCTGTCATAACTTGGTATGATTATAAAATTGGTTAGTGGACCTTCTTCAATATATCCTATATTATATTTTACTACGTCTTGTGCAGTAACTCCGCGAGATTTTAAATAATTCCATGCTTTATCTCGGGTTAATCCTTTTCCCTTAAGAAGCGAAATAAATCCTTCTGGTAGTTGAAGTTGATCTTTTGGTTTTTCTACATGTGCGGTTTTAAAATTATATTGGGTGTCAATATCTTTTAATTCCTGAAAAGCTGTATATGGGGCTTTAATAAATTTAAGGAGTTGAATGGCCCTTGCACCTTTAAAACCACATACCCAACATTGGAATTTTTGGGTATATTTGTTAAATGTGAGTTTTTTCTTGTGGTGGTTGCAGTTAGGGCAGCTGAATACGGCCTCGTCTCCTCCTCGTGCATTTTTGCTTTTTCCTAATAGGCTTTCGAGCAAATAAACCAATCGATCTTCCTTCATACTCCCAAGGTACGAACGAAAGTTCACATATCAAAATCCTTTTTAAAATATCTCCCTTCAATGTTGTCGTTTAAATATTCGTCGCTTTCTAAAACCTCTAAACAAAATAGCCATTTGTTTTCAAGGTAGGTTAATTCTTTTTTTGAATAAGCAGGTTGAAGTATTTCGCGTTTAAAATCAGCTTGGTTACCTTTTTTTATTTCTTCCTTAATGAATTTATGGGATCCATAATAGGTTTTCCAGTCGCTTTCTTTTTGAACTATTTTAAATTTAGGAGGACGACCTTTACCTTCATGTAAAGCAAGTTCTTTTTTACCTAATTTTTTCTTTTGATTATATATTAATGTCTTTTTACCGACATATTTTTTTCCAGTAGGGATATGGGTTGTTTGATAAACGTATCCGTATGTGCCTTCTGGAAATTCTTCGTAACTATTTGGTATTATCATGAGTCCCATCTTATGACAAACGTCATATCAGTTTCTTCAGACATTCTAACTGGTTGGGCAAATTTACCTACTGCTAATAAATTGTAATGATCATCATATAAACCAACTGTTGTTGTGTATGGTTTAAAGAGTGTAATTTGACTATTGTCTATAGAACCAGTTAAACAATCTGCAAGATCGGCTGATTTGTTTGATTTATTTTTTCGTACACTAATATTAGTTGTGTAGTTATATTCTTCTTCATCTACTGAACATTGATATTCATGTTCAAATATTAAATGACTGTTCTTAAATTTAACTGTAAAATCATTTGATGCTGTTGTATGGTAATTTAAAGTAACATTAGTATCTTCTGTAAGTAATAAAGGTTCATCTATTATAAAATTAGTTCCATCTACAGATTCAATATTATAAGTATTATTTCCTATAGTAAAGTTACCTTCTGAAAGAGGTGAAGGTAAAGAAACAGCACTTTGTGATTCTTGGGTTAAGAAATACTGAGTTTGGGCATATCCTCCTGTTACAGCGGTTGAAGCCGTAATAAATAAAGGAGTGTTTAATGTTATATTTTCAGTAATACCATTATTACTTATAGATCCTTGTATTTCATTAGTACCTATAGTAAAGGGACTATTAGAAAATGAGCCTGTATTAATATGTGAAGATACTATTTTAAACATATCTTCATTAAAAGTAGCTCCTTGTAAGGATGCTATACTGTTCTGGAATTGATTAGAAACATCTGAACCTGATAATTCTGTTAATACAGGTCCTGTTATGGAAGCACCTTTACTCCAGGCACTATAATTAACAAGGTTTGCTATAGCTAGATCCCAAGTTACAGGAATTTCATTACTTTGGCTATCTGTGGTTTTTAATTCTACTATAAAAGTACCATCTTGGCTTGAAGTAAAATGTGTATCTCTTAAAGTTAATAACTCAGTAGTAGCAGATGCTGAATCTATAAAAGAGCTAGTAGTTAATACATTCCCTTCTGGGTCTTTTATAAATAAAGTTAACCCTTCATTTGCGTCTATTTCTCCATCAGTTTTAATTAGATCTAGAACATTTGTATATAGATTCGATCCTGTATAAAATTTATATAAGGATCCACTTCCACCACCCTCAAATGTCCAAGTAACAGTAATAGGGAAGCCTTCACTTGAAGAAGCAATCATCTTAATTGTCCCTAAAGATTCAGAAGTAAATAATAATGCTTCTGAAGGACCTAAAGTAACAGTATTTTCATTTACATAACTTACACTAGCAGTGATATCCCCTGTAGTAAAAGGTAATTCAGTACTACCTACATTGCTGTGAGGAGAAGTAAATTGAATATGTGTTATTTCAGGATCAAAATTAGTAGAAGAGGCACTTAAAGATAAAGTAATTGAAGAACTTATACCTGTGATTTGAAGATTATCGATTGAATATCCTTCTCCTTCACTACTTGTAATGGGAGTAGAAGGGGAGGTTGAATCAACAACATCTAAATGTATTCCTAAAGTAGAACCACTAGCAAAATACCCTAAATGTTGGTTTTCGATTATTAAATAACCTGTTCCATCTACAGAACCTACTGAAGTATTTACCAAATCAGATCCACTATAAATTCTAACTCTTGGTACTCCATTATTAGTAGTTAAACTTGAAGAATAAAAATTATCAGAACCAGATCCTAAATAAAAATTTTCAATAGTAAGTAATGAACTAGTAACAATTTCTAACTCAGTAGAAGCAGATATTTTTTGTTTTACAAAGTATGAAGCCGTAGCTGAAATAGATCCTGTTATTAAGTATTCATCAGCAACAGTTACTATATCGCTACTAATAGAACTTATAGACACTGGGTTAGAACCATATATGGAGCCTGAGTTGCTTCCAAAAGTAATAATAGGTTCATAGTCGCTATTTTGAAAATTTACACCTAAAGAAGTGTCTAGATGTAATTTATTAGAACCAGACTTTTCTAAAACAGTATATGGACCCCTTAAGCTGAATGATTGACTTATCCCTACTTCTATACTACCTGTAGTATCTGCATTAGTGGCAACTGCATAGATTAATAGATTTTCTACATCATCGGGGTCAGTAATATACGTGTATGAAAAATTGTTACTAGCATAAGTAGATCCTGAATTATAAAATGAGCTGGTTAATAAGGAATAATTAGTATATTGTGATCCATATGAAGGGTAAAGAGGGTTTATATTTCTTCTATAAACATTAATTCTTACCCCTAAATCATTATCATTACCATCCTGATGTAAACCTAAAAATCTAGAGTCAACATCTGTAGCAGCTGTTGGGTCTATATTGTTTAATTCAATAGTATACGAAGCAGATAATTTAGTATCAAACGAACTAGTAAGTACAAGATTATTATCAAATACGTTTCCAGGATCAGGTTGAGTAATTTTAAATTTTGTTACTTTATAGTTGTAAGTATTTCCTGAAGAATCCCAGTCAGTTATTTTTACCCAGACAGTAAAGACATCATCAGGATTTATATCTAGATTTTGCGCTGGATCTCCTGTGTGTGAAATCCATTCTGCTTTGAATTCTCCACCATAAAAATTAGAGTCATATAATACATCTCCCCCACTAAGAGTTGGAACAGAACTATTATTTATTCTTAAATCAACATATAATTTAGCGGGTAATTCTGATGATCCTGGTCCACCTCCAATATATTCGTCTAATTCTAAATTAGTTATACTACCTGTGATTTCAAATTTTAAAGGTTGGGAAACTGAATTTGGGGGTGTAGTAAGTATTTTTATATCGTGGTTAGGAGATATTCTAAATTCAGAACCTGAGTCTATACCAAATGGTACAATTTGTGTAGATGAATCAAAAGTAGCTTTATTATAATCTTCATCACCTACACCTGAAGTTTGGTAAAAAATTTTTAATAAAGAACCTAAAAAATAATCTTCAGTATTTTCTCTTTCAGCTATAATATGAATACCATCTACGTTACTATCTTCATAAACACCACCAAAATTTGAATAACTATTTCCTCCTATACTACTTGGATTAACCCCAAAAGTAAATAAAGTATCAGCAATAGTTGAGTCCGCAGTACCTGTAAAAGTATCATTTATTATTTCTTGTGAATTGCTAGCAAATAATATATTTATGCTTTCTGTAGTTTCTGCTCTTGAAGATGATAAAAAAGCATACGGAGCATTATTATTAATTGTAGGGGAAATAATACTATTATTAGAACCTGAAGGTGTAAAGGGTTGTTGATCACTATTAGCTATATCAAAATTAGATGCTGTCATAAAATCTAATCTTAAAACTTCTTCATTTACAGGACCTATTATTACACTTCCTAAATCGGTTTCTAGACCAGGGGAAAATTCATGCCAGTACCCACTTAAAGGAGGTCTGTAAACTGTGGTAGAATTGATAAAAGCATATGTTGTGGGGTTAAGCCAAAACATTGCATCTTCATTATAAAAATTTAAAGATGCTGTAAAAGTAGGATTTGAAAAAGCTAAGACTGAAATATCGTAATTGTATTCATCCCCATAAGTTGGGTTTAATGTAATGGTTTCAGATATAGAACCTGAATATTGTTGTAATACATCTGAATACGATGGATGGTTAATAGTTATAAATCCTTCATCATAAAAAATATTACCAATATAAGGGGTACCAGTTATACTTTCAGATACATTTTGGATTTGGGTTTCAGATAATGCCTCATTCCAAATCATAATTTGTGATAAATTACTATTTAAGTAACTATCTATATTACCTCTTGTACCTACATAAAGGTTAGCTTCATTTGTTGGGGGTTGATCCTTACAAACTACAGGATTTATATCACTCCCTGAAACCATTTTAACACCATTTATCCATAGTTGTAGTTCACTTCCCGATTTTTGAGCAGATACATGGATGTTATCATTTGTAGAATCAGTATAAAATAAAGAAGTTGAAACAAATGAAGTTAAAGATCCATTACTTCTTTCAAAGAATATTGAGCCTGTATCTTCTAAATCGTGTTTATAATATATTTTAAATGGATATCTATTTTCAGCAGGTACATCTATGGTTTGAAGATTACCACTAGCAAAAGTAGATAAAATTTCAGATTGTCCTTCACCAGGTGTAGGGACTATAGTTTTAGTATCTGATTTGGCTATAATATAGTATTCGTTATTAGTAGGGGATCTATCAACGGCAGTTGTAGTATCACTATCGGGTTTAAAATAAAAACTTATATTAAAATCTTCGCCATGCCCAAAATTATATTTGTTATCATGGTCTAACCTTAAATGCCCGTCTGTACCTGTGTCAATGTATGTAAGAGGGGTATCCCCATTAAAGGTAACTTTATTATAATCTACTTGATTTATGTAATATGAGTCATCATATACATTTTCTTGAGTAAATGAAGTGACTCTATTTACTAAAATATTACCGGTACCTGGTAGTACATTAAGGTCTTTTTTCTTAAATCCTTTAACAGGACCGATGTAAACGACTCTTTTCTTTTCAGAAGGCCAATTACTTTCTCCTAAAATATGTGTAGTAGGATATATGTTTCCTTCACCATCATCATTAATTTCTATAATAGTATTACCACTATTAAAACTACCAGTTAAATTAAAAGTAGTTGGTTGAATTCTATTACCAAATAAACCTTGTGGGATACTAAGTATATTAACTTTATCATATAACCTTCTTTCTTGTTTGATATAATTTACATCCGGAATAAGATTAGCATTATCTAAAATATAATCTCTATAGAATACTTTATCAAATTGAAAGTAATTTCTATGATTTTGGAAATTTCCAGCTAAATTATTAGCTGAATAATGTGCTTTACTTTCTGAAGTCCATAAAGCTGTATTAAATGTTATACCGTTACTACCCGCTGATGAAGAACCATAAATGTATTGTTTATGAGCTTCAAACGGTGTAATACTTACATCGCTCGGTTTTAGTTTTTTGTATACAAACATTAAGAGACATTAATAATCAAGCTTAACCTTAATTAAAGCTTCTTTTGTAAAGTCTTTAGCAAGTGGTTGAGACATTTTTGCTACAGCTACTAATTCATTAGCATCATTGTATAATCCAATAGTTGTAATATATGTTCTTGGATTATCATTCATTGAACTAAATGATAAAGTACCATCTGTTTCTATAAATGATGGGTTTGTAGTATAGTTAAATTCTCTGTTTTTTACTCTAGTAAAATAATATTGTGAAGTAATTTTTTCCTCTGAATCTATTATAAAGTGTCCTGATTGGGAAATAGCTTTATAGAATCTTCTGTTATTTAGTCCATCAGTGCCTTCATCTTCACTTTCTCTATTAACTTCAATACCTACAGAGTGACTAACAGCAGCAGCATTAAATATTAAGAAACCAGCATCTGGGTAAAATAAACCATAACTACCAGAGTCGGTTTGCCCTAAATCACTACCTTCCATTACACCATTGGATCCTGATACTAAGTTAAATTGGCGGCCAACGTTCGTAATAACAGCACTTCCGGTTTTAGTGATTGAATCATCAGTAAAACTAAATTCACCATTACTACCGCTAAGTTTTATGTTTAAAGTTCCAGGTTTTAAATTTTGTTTATAACGAGCTCTATTAATATTAATTACAAAAATATCATCAGGTGTAACTGTGTCAAATGTAAAGTCTGTTAGTTCAGTACCAAATACTAAATTACGGTATTGAGAATATATATCTCTTGTTGCACTAAACCCAAATGATCCTGTGTCATTTGTAAAATCTAATGAACCACTGCCTCTTCTATGACCATAAGATATTGCATACTGAACTTCAGCTGAAGTAGATGAAGTGACTTCATTATAAACATCGATTTTAAAAGCTCCACTTGAAGTAGGGCTACTAAAAGTTGCTTGAGAACTAGCAGTATGAGCTACTTCTAAATTATTGGTATTATTTGTCCATGTAGAGGTTGAAACTCTATCTGTTGATATTACTATATCGTCTGTTGCGTATCTGTTATAAGTAGCCATGTGTTATTATCTTAATGTTACTCCTGATTGAGCTTGGGTAGCAGTTACTGCAATTACTTCTTTAGTGATTTCTACTGGGATAGTTACTCTAGCACCACTTTCAATTCCTTCAATTGTAATTGAAGTTAAGAGTCTATTATTAGTTCCAAACAAAGAAGTTGAACTGATTGCTGTAAGGTTAAAGCTAGCACCTCTAATGGTTTCTGAAATAGTAGAGTTAGAATAAGGACGTTGTGATGTCTTTCCTTCTGTTGTGCCTGCTCCACTAAATGTAGTTAATAATCTTCTATCGGCGATAGTTGCTAAGTATCCTGATGGTTCCTTTAATGTAGCTACACCGTTTAAGTTTAAAGTTTCTGGGTTTATTACCGTACTTGAACCAAGAGAAAGGGTAATTTTAGAAACATTAGCAGTAACAACGGGCATTTTGGTAGTTCCTCTAGGAAGAGTAACCAATTTAGATACCATTATGTTATTATCATCTGGAAATGCTTCAATTATGTGCATATTTTCGATTGCTTCACCTGAATATTGTGAACCATTTGGGTGGTTTTCATTAAAAAGTGTGTAATCGATTTCGTCATCACCTAAAGCAAATTGAGTGATTTTAAAAGAGCCATCTTGTCTGGCTAAAAGTTCGCGACCTTTTTTAGTTAATATCGCGTCAACTATAATAGAAGAATTATCTAAATATCCCATTGATATGTGTTTTTATATAAATATAAGTTATTTTAAGAAAGTTGCCTGTTTTTAGGGTTTATAGTTAATTTATTGTTTTCTTCCATAAGACCGGCTTTAATTAAAAAATAATTAAGGTTTTCTTTAATATAAGGATGTAAATTTTCTGGTATAATTACAAATTTAGGACCTACTCTTTGAGCAAAGTCTTGTTGGAATATTATTTCTCCCCCAAAAGGATTAGGTACATATTGGCCAGGAATTAAACCATTAGGCAATACATCATCTTTATTAAGATTTATAAGAACAGAAGGTATAGAATCATTAAGTTTTGAAATTTCATAACTTGATCCTGAATCCTGATTACCTGCAATATTGCCTATATTTTCTAAAGTATATTTTGAAGAATATTTAAATGCTGGTTCATCTGGATTACCTAGGTTCCTTTTATATGCCATTAATTCAACAGTTTTAATACCTCCATTATTAATTCTAGAATATATGGGAGTAATTTCATGTATTTCACCATTATCACCTTCTTTAGCTGTACTAAAATATCTAAAATCTGTATTGATTAATTTATCATTTATACTATCCAAAAATTCAAGTACTGAAGCAGAAATATCTCCTGTAAGGGATACTCCAACACTTCCTGAATAGGTTTGACGGGTTTCTGGGCTGTTTTTGATGTTAAAGGTTCCAAAAATATTACCACTAGAATCAGTACCTGAAGTTTGATTATATAGAGGATAAAAATTCCTGAAAGTATCAAAACCAATGCCAGGTAAACCACTATTTTGATAAGTAGCAACTTGTTTTAACAACCCCTCATTAAAATATATTCCATATTTATCTTCTAAAGAATTAACTATACCCTCATTTAGAAGAAGAATCCGACAATCAGAACCCACAGCAAAATCTTCTTGAAAACTCCTATAAAAACCTATTTTTTCATCTATAACATTATTACTATATTTTATTTCATCTATAGTATCATCATCATTAACTGTGATATATTTTGTAGTACTTGCATATGAAAAGTTGGGGAATGGAACTAAATCTGTGATTTCATTAAAACCACTTCCACTACATTTATATATAAATTCACCTACATAAATGTTTCTTGTGTATTTTTGGACAGCTGTTTTTTTACCATAACTAATATCCCCCTGGGTAAATTTATTTAAAGTTTGAGTTTTAGTTTCACAACCATCATAACGTGGATTATTCCATGTTTTAGTACTTAAAACACTATCGTTAAATTCAACGTTATATACTACTTCACCAATTTCCTGTTTTTGTTGTCCAGGTTGTTGGGAAGGGTTTTGAGGTGCACTTAAGGGAAATAATGGATCCGGCATATTATTTAATTTTTAATTATCTTCCACCAGCGCTATCACCTGAAGATACAGTAGGTTTTCCATCAGAGTTAACAACGACACCAGTATCTTGGTTTAATTGACCATAGAGTTTAACTCTCGTGTAATACTTATTACTTGTTCTTCCAAATATAGCGTTGTTTTCTAATGCGCCTCCAGAACCACTTACTACATAATCATACACATCTATGTTTAATTCATGTAATGAGTATTCAGAAGAAATTGGAGGTAACACATCAGGTAAATCTAAATCATATGAAGTAGAATCTGTGGTTAATTCTAAACCTTTTAATTTATGTCTATTTAAGTAGTGGGGTTCAATTACTAATCCAGTTTTTAAATTTGCTTTTGCTGGTACAAATTGTTCAACCATTTTGAATAAAGTATGGTCAAAATATTGAATTAATTTAATATAATCCCAAAAGTTAACAATTTTATCGCTAACCTTTTGAACATATGTTTCTTTTAAAGACTCAAGATCAGGGTAACTACTTGAAACATAGTGGCGAGGATCACCTATGTAATCATCCATTCTAAATCCACCTAAGGTATAAATAATATCCTCGTTAACTTCAAAAGTTGGCGAAAAAAATACTCCTAAATCTGAGAAATCATTTGGTTGTCTATCTTGAGTTGATTCTTCGCTACGAATAAATGGTGAAAGTATATCGTCTTCTATAGTACCTGTATCTAATCTTACTTTATCAGATACCATAGATTTACCTACTGTATCTGGTGTAGTTAAGCGATGAGTTTCTTCTATATCAATATAAGTACCTTTATATAAAGTACCTCGTGGAGAATCAGTACTATAAGTAAACTGTGAAGCATTAGGTGGTTTATTAACTAATGAGCTTGTTACTTCAATATCACTTATATCATTAGCTAATGTAGATAAATCTGAACCTAAAGGTAATCTATAAAATAAAGTTTCATAACTTGAACTTACAGTATTACCATTATAATTAAAGGGTGATAAAGATTGAGTTGCAATTGTTTTAGACGAAAGTAATTCAGTATACATTCTAAATTCTTGTATAGCAGATCCTGTAGATTGAGCAATATCAAATGCTAAATTACCACCCGGTAAAACTGCTAAATCTGAATTGCCATATTGGGTTTGAGAGAATATTCCTTCAAAATCTATATCGTCTGTAACTAATACATCCCCATCGTCTGTTACTAAAGGAAGACCATCATCTGTAGATGCTGTTAATGGGTAGTCTGCGAGGTATGCAGATGTGTTTTTAAATGAAGTAGCATAGAATTGAGCTGTGTTCCCTAAATCAGAACCACTTTTTAAGAGTAATGTTAAGTTCCAAACATCCCCATTATAAAAAGGTACTGGGTTACTTTTATATTCATATGCTAATGAAATATCATCTAGAGCACTTCCTGAAGCTAAAACTAATTTACCAAACGAAGCACTATTGGCACCCACATAAGAAGTATCTACACTTCTACTAATATATAACATCATATCATGGGATGATCCATTAAATATAGTAAATACAGGAATTAAATCATCATTAGGGTCTGGTAATATTCTGGTTTGTATAGTACGTGTACGTTGGTTTGGCTTTTCTACAGCATCATCTATAGTAAATAAATTAGTTGATGATGTTCCATCACCCTTCATCATTTTACTTTTCTTTTGATAAGAAAAAGTTCTAAAACCAGTTTTATCAGCCGTAGGTCCTCCATATTCTTTAACGTGGAGTATAGTTTCTGGAATACCATAACATGACATAAGGGCTTTTATACCACGTTCAGTACCTTTTGTTTTTAATAAGTAAGGTAAATTATGGTATAAACGCTTCCATACTTCCTTAGTTATATCTCCTTTAGGAATTGACCCTGCTGCTGAAGCACTAACCATAGTTTGACCAGTAGGTGCTTGATATTGGAAGGTACCATCTGCCCCTGCTTCTGCAGTTATATAGCTAAATAAATTTTCGTTTTCAAATTGGTCAAACACTTTAAGTCCTGCTCTTTCTAAAACATCATATACCATTTCCTTAGAAATGCCGCGAGATAATTTACTGTCTGCCTCGTTTGTATTAGTAATGTGATCAATATAAATCCAAATTCTATCAAAATGTTCTGCAATCATATTGACAAATAAAACGTATTGAGAATTATCGTTGTTTGAAACAACGTGTTCCGGTAATGTATCTGTTAAACGATGGATATTAATATCATCATATTCTGAACCACTTAATAGTTGACCACCATAATAACCACTAGTATAATCTTCGCTTCCTATCCAATTTTTAGCTACGTTTGAGTTAACAGCAGCTAATTCATATGGTTTTGTAGAATCAGTTTTTGGCCAAGCATAGGTACCAGATTCATAATATAAGAATTTTTCATATTGGTCAAATCCCCCTATAAGAGTAGCTTTTTTCTTTTCAATTCTACCTCTTTCAGCTATTACTACAACAGAAGAAGATTGTGCTCCTTCTAAGGTATCAATGTCATTTATTTCGTCATCATAACTTTCTAAAAGAGTAAGTTTATATCTAAAATTCTTTAATCTTTCAACAGCTGAGCTAAAATGTACAAAATTTTCAAAATGGTAACCTGAATCTGTGTCTGTATCTGTAAAGTCAATAGCTAATTCAAAGCTAGAAGATAAATAATTATTTACGTTTTGGAAAGAAGAACTAATGGAGCCACCTAACATTTCATCATATGTTCTAAATGTAGATGGTTTACTAGCGTTAAGTCTAGTATCAATTCTTAAGTTAGGGCCTTTAATTTCTTCACCAACAATTAATTCATCTAATGTAGGTTCTCCTAAATCTACAGTAATAGAAACAGGATTAATGATTTCTTCAGCTAATCTAAATCTAGATTTAACAGCTATACTATTAGGAAGTGGATCGTATAATTTAATTAATACCTCAGTAGGTTCTGTAATAGAATCTATTTGAAAATTAATACCAGTTGCTTGGATATTATTACCAAAGTTTAAAATAAACTCCCTAAAATAAGCACTTGATTCAATAGCACCTATAATTTGATTAAAGCCGTTTATTACGTTTTCATCTGAGAGAGTATCACTTTGGATTTTAATTTCCCTTCTGGATGGGGAAATTTCAGAGATATAAAATGGTTTTGTAAAACTATTTAAAATAGCTTTGCGGTAAAATCCTAAAACTAATTGATATTGACCACTAGTAAAACCTAAATCTTTAAGAGTTTGAGTATAGTCAATATTAATTTCGTTATATAAACCATCTTTTTCATTTATCTGTTCTGGTGGTCTATATCCTCTAAAATTTTCTCGAGATAAAAGAAGGTTCCCATTGAGGTCATATACAAATAATTCAACATTATCCTCAATTTTACCAAATTTACGGATTAATGTTTTAGTAGGAACCACAGATAAATCTTGGTTATCTAAGTTGTCTATTTGTTCTTCTTTTATAATCATTAGCTAAAGGGATCATCGGCATCACGACTGAATTGATCAATTTCTTCATCTTCAGTGTTATTTACATTATTACCAGAATTATTTATACTTACTGTCTCTGATTCTTCTAATTGTTCTCTTAAGTCTTCAATTGTTTGGTTTAATTGGTTAACTTGAGATTTTAAATTAAGTATTTGGTCATCCTTAGTAGTAGTATTAGTATCTGCACCAACAAATAATTCTCCATTTTCTACAAATGTAGGTTGTTCAAAATTACTTTCACTTAAACTAGGACCCGATGGGATTTGGGATAAAAGAGAACCAGGAGCTGATGGGTACCAACCAGGACCATCTGGGTAATCACTAGAATTATATCCTAGAACTTTTATTAGTACTCTGTTGAAATCTTCAGTGTAGAGTACTTTTCTTTTAAATCCCTTATCCATATAATAGTAGTCAGGAGAACCCTTTTTAGATACTAAAGTACCATTTCTAAAAAATGGGTGTTCGGGATCTGCCTGATTAGCTAATAATAGTTGTTGTTCTAATTCTAGAATTTTATCATTTAAGCTATTAATAGTAGAATCTTTAGGATCATTTATATTAAAATTACCAACATATTCTTTACTTCTTCTTACTAAAGCAATATGAGAATTTTGCCCAAATTTAGGAATATTAAAAAATAAAGAATTATATAATTGAAAAAATTGTTCTGGTGAGAAAGTATCTTCTTTTTTAGAAAATTCTTCAAACTCAATACCTACAGTTTTATTAAACCCTTTCTTAGAATAAATTTCTCTATCTAATTTGATAGTACTTTTATTTATAATCTCAACTGGCGGTAAAGGTTGCACTACAGGTTTTCCAGCTATAGAAACTGGAGGAGTAGGAGTAGTTAACGGTGGCTTCTCCGCAATAGGAGTAATGGAAACTTTTTTTTCTTCTATTGTTATGGGCGCTTTTGCCATTATTTAACTACTTTAAAGTAATAATTTTCGTCATAAACCATAATACCGTCATCATTTTGGTGTTTGAAGAGCAATTTATAGTATCTTCCTGCTTCTAAACCATTCATATATAGTTTGAAATACATACCTTCAGAGTCAGCACTTAATTTAGTATGGTTATCAAAAGGAATTACTGTATCTTCGGTAGCATAATCTATAAGTGAGTAATAAGATTCACTAGTAAAATATTTTGTGTCTAGGTAATTTGAAGAAGTAACAAATCTACGTGTAGGGTATAATTCTCTTACATTTAGTCTAAATTTTGGTTCTTCTATTTGTCTATATTCTTCTTTATTATTTCTTAAAGTTATATAAATATCACCTGAATTTAATATAGTATTGTTAGTAGCTGAACCAGTATCATAAGATGAATCATCCCATGAAATATCCAAGTATGGTGGGTATATAGTATGAGTATCTAAAGAGAAAAAATTTAATCTACTATCTTCAACAGTATTGAATTCTTGTGATTCGCTTCTTTTTAAAATAAACCCATTATTAGTAATACCATTTGGGTAAGTAGATGATAAATAACTACCACTATAAAATTTAGTAACAGGTGTAGTTACATCAAATGAAAGATCTATTGTTTCGTTATAGCTATATGTTTTGGAAACTTCAAAACCACTACCTGTGTACCAACTTCCACCACCAGCAGCTGAAGCTGACCAACTTCCCGTAATACCTGTACCAAATCCACTAGTTTGCCATGATGTTTCTAAAGTAGCATTATCTCTATATTTCCAAGAAACACCATTTGTAGTATAAGGACTGTTAGTAAATCTACCTGTACCATTGTCCCAACTTTCTGCTAGTGGGTATACTTCAAAATGTTGGTCTATATTAAGATTAGAGTGTTCAGCTTGCCATAATTTTAAACTGGCTGAAAAATTACCTGTTATTTTATTATTGAGTAAATCATTAATTTCAGAGTCTTTAAACTTTAAAAGAGCCCTAGAAGGATATTTTCTCCCAAAATAATCATCATCCATTAAGGTTAAGATTTCATCTATACCCGTATTGGCTTCATTCCTTAAAGGATGAGAATATATTGTAGCGTCTTTTTCTGGAAATAAAAAATAATGTGCCATAATTAGTAAGTTTTAACTCTTCCTTTAATGTCAGTGTTAGGGAATTTAATTTCAAAAATAGTAGGGTCAAGTGAAGGATAAATAACACCGTCAATTGTTGCCTGATCTAAATCGTACTTGTATTTAGAGTAATTTATAACTTCTCCAAATTTATTATTGAACTTAATTGATTCTAATGTTTGAACGCCCTCTACCTGCGATATAGCATTAGATACTTCGCTTATAATAATAGGCTGATTAACCTGCCATCGGTCTATATTAAAATAATCTTTTAGGCGGTTTATACAGCTAGTAATAACTTCATCATTATTATAATTTTTAAAAGTTGTAATTACAAAATCTAAGCCTAAATTAATAATATACGCATCTTTAATATTAATAGAATCAGTTAACATACGGTACTGTTCTAAATAAGTTGCTAAGTTTTCTTTAGCTGCTATATTTAACGTGGTTAAATTTTTATTTATATCGTACCCTAAAACATGTAAATTTAAACCATTTGGGTTAGCTATTCGGCGAGAAGTTTCAACCGAAATCTGGTCGTCTTGAGTAATATATGATTTAGCTACTTTACCAAATTTAGGGGGCATAATTAATGATCTAAAGATATAATCATCTTTAGTTACAGTTCTATGTTGGGCGTTAAAGTTAGCAGCGGCATTTAAACGAATATCATCATTAGTATCTCCAGGGCCCCCACCATTTGCAGGTTTAGGGTTAGTAACAGATATAGATGAAATTTGATCTGATATATTAATACCTGCTGTGTTTGCTAAAGTTAATAAGGTTCCTTTTCTAGTAATTGTATTGCTAGGGAAATTACTTTCGATTCCTCCTCCTTGCATATATGTTACTGTGAGTGTAGTATTACTTGGAACTTCACCATATGCTTTAGTGTAAAGGAAATTTGATGGATCAAATGCAAAATCTAACATGCTGCGACCATCATTAATCCCTAAACCTACATTATCTGGATTTGGAATGATTTCTTCATCAGCAGAATCAGAAATACCTGCACCGAATTTGATTTCTAAATTATTATTAGCTTTAAATCTTGTAATAAATCTTTTAGGAACTTTTTTAGTTTTTAATAAATAAGGAGTTTGACCATTGTATTGTGCCAAACGCGGATCATTAGCTTCAATATTTTTAACTTCTTCAAACGCAGTTTCTTGTGCTAAATAATCTACTTCAGTATAAGAATTTCCTTCGTCATCTACTAAAGAATCAATTCCAATAACATTAGTATCATTGAGTTCTAACTTTAAAAATCTTTCAGGAGCACCTACAGTAAATGTTTTTGTTTTTAACTTAGCACTTATAGCATTTACACCTTTCTTAAGTAAATACTTTAATGGTTGATTAGTAGTTGTATCTATACTAAAAATAGTAATTTCAGTAGGGTCAAATGAGGAGGATGTACTAAAATCAACATCTTCTTGTGTTAAAAATTCAACCTCACTATTTGCCGAAGGTAAAAACGTTGATCCTTTTCTAACTGTTAAGGCGTATCTAAAATCAGGACCATTGGTTCCTGCAGGTACTGTTTGGGTAACATCTAATTTAACAGCAGCAGCATTGGTTACATTAGGTCTGTATCCTAAATTGTAGGCTAGTGCAAATAAGTTATCTCTTTCTTGAGCATACTCAAGCATAGTTTCTTGAACCTGAGTATCAGTGTAAAATGAAAGAATATCACCTACATAAGCAGCCATTTCTAAAAACATCATTCCAGGACTACCTTCAGAGAAATCATTAGCAGTATCTGGATAATAGATTTTAGTAAAGTCTATTAACTGTTGTTTTAATTGGCTGTATGATTTATTTAAATATGATACAGGTTTATTGCCACTATTTATTTTAGAGTAAGCCATTAGTTAAGTGTTAGTGTTATTGCATCCATAGCGTTATTAGCTAGTAATTGATATACTACTTCTATGATTACGTCATGGTCGTTTTGATTGATATTTAGATTAATAACTTCAACTTCAGGTACAAATAATTCTGTTTGTCTTTGAATACGTGCTTTTAAAGTTTCAGAATTAACTTCTTGTTTAAATAACTGGTCATAAATACCAACTCCAAATAAGGGTTCGTTAATTCTTTCACCAGGACTAGTCAATAAAACATTAATTAAGTTACTTTTAACTTGATCCATAGTAATAGCCATTAGGGTCTAAAATCTTTTTTTCTATCCATAGCCTCCATTATTTGGCTATAATCTTTATTTAAAAACTGATTTACAGGATCATTAGTAGCAAAGGTTTCTTCTGGTGTAGGGGTTACAGCAGTTTCTGATAATAATGAATTAAGGGTATCATTGCCTGTGTTAAAGTTAGGTGGTGGCATTTGGGCTCTTAATTTTGCTCTAAAATCTTCTGCTTC